CATCGTCCTCGATATCCTCGAAACTCACGTCGGCAACCTCGACAAAGCCCTCAGAGAGCCCCTTGAGGTACGCCGCCTGCGACTGGAGCCCCGCCCATTCCGCTGGGGATTGATTGGTCGACTGGAGCAGCAATGCCTGGGTCTGCTGGAGCTGCTCCGTTGCCCGGCCCCGGTAGTAGCCCAGCACCCGCTCCGTTATCGGGTTGGCCAGCCATATCTGGAAGTCCTCCAGCTCCAGGGGCGCCTTGGTTTGCAATGTCCTGCTCCATGCTGTGTTCTTGGCCGAGGGCGCGCATCACCATGTCGTAGTAGGAAAGCTGGCTGCCTTCTTCTGCGGCTTCGGCGTCTGCGATCTTCTTGAGCGTGTCGGCAATCTTGTTGTTGATCTCGGCAACCTGCTGCTGCAGGCCAAGCTTCTTGACCGCCTCCATGAACGCGGCCTCTTCGGGATCGGGCTTGGGCGGCGGCATAAGGAGCTTTTCCACGTCCTCAACGTCTGCAGCCTCAAGGAAGCGCTTGCGCACCTCGATGGGATTGAACAGCGGGTCGTTGCCGCCGACTTCCATGATCATCTGAGCCTTGGCCAGCTTCTGCATCTTGGTCACGGACTGCGGATCGGAGACCGGCAGGATGTCCATGTCCTTGGCGTTGAAATCGGCTTTCGGATCGGCGTTCGGATCATCGAAGAACGTGGCGTAGGCTTCCTGGGTGACGTTAGTTTCGTTCAGCCGACCGCAGATGCCAAACTCGAACTTGAGCGTCCGGTGAATGCGCTTGTAGATCGAGGTAAACACCTGCAAGCCCTGTTCGATAAGCGCCAGCGTCGTGGTTGGGGAAGCGTTCTTGCCCTGCCCTTCGCCAGTCAGCACGTCCTTGACCGCTGCGACTTCCTTGCCCATGTCGATCATGAGGCCGAGGAGATTGAACAGGACCGCGCTCGGCTCCTTGTAGGTCATCGGCATGACGGCCTGATTGAGCGGAACAGCCGTGTTGAGGACGCGCCATTCGCCGCGATCGAGTTTGAAGTTCTTCTCTTTAACGCCCAGCACGGATGAAATCAGACCGCCCTGCATGTTCGCCATGTGCCCGGCGTCGAGCAACTGGTTCAGGGTCGAGTTGATCGTCTCATTGGTACTGGACAACAGCCAGCCAAAGCCCAGCCCATAGAACCCGCCCTCGGGGTTGGGCATGAACTGGTAGTGCACGAAGTAATCCTGTCGGCGAATAGCGCCAATGCGGCCGTCAGGCGCGATCGTCACCGTGTCCTGGCTATAGTTGGCGACGATGCGGACGACCTTCTGCGTTTCCTTGTGCACCGTGACGATGTAGGGCTCGGGATAGCCGTCCTCGTCTAGATCCAGCAGCCGATGCTGCTCGAGGAACAACTGCGGGCCGTCATCGTCGTCGTGCGATGAGCCTTCACCGGAATTGTCGGTCTTCTGCTCATCGTCGGCGCCGGTGTTGAGATACTTGAACTCGAGGAACCGGCCGTCGCGAATGCGCTCTTCGATCTCATAGGGATAGAGGCGGAGCTTTTCGGTGAACCGCGGCGCGGCCTCGAGCGAAGAGGCGCGGAAGTTGACGACGAAATCCTCTGCCGTCACCAGCCGGGAGCGATTGCGGCGCATGCCTGGGTCATACCAGAACTTTCGGAACACGCTGCCGACGATCGGGAGCATGATCAGGATGCGGTCGGTGTCCTCTTCCCACTCAGGCATTTCATGCAGGAGCTGGTCGGACATAAACTCGGAGACACGATCGCCACGGGCTGCCTTCTGCCCTGTTTCGTCCCTGCCCCGGACCTTGCACTTGACCACGCGGTCTGGTGGCACAATGGCGGGATAGGCGCGGGCATTGAACTGCAGTGCTGCCGTGGTGAGGAGCGGAAACTTGATGTTGGCCGCGTTCTCGAAGGGGTAGTTCTTCTCCTCGGCCACCAGCATTGCCAGCTTCATGGCCTCGCGGTTTTTCTCCAGCCAAGGCTTGCGGCTGTTCTCGTCTAGCTCGTAATCCTCACAGACACGCGCCGCGATAGCCTGCAGGCTGTTCTTGCCATCAACGGGCGCATTGGAGAGCGCTTCGGCAATGTTGGGCATGGACATGATAGCGAACAGGATTTGCTCGCCTGACATGCCCGTGGGGGCTGCTGCGTCCACGACTGCAACATCAACGTCCTCGTCGGGCGTGACCATTCCGGTGCCCACCTGGGGCACATCTGTCACCACTTCATCGATCATCTAGTAACCTGTGGTGCTGGAACGGGATTGCTGGCGGTTGTCGTCACTATCGTCTTCGTCGTCGTACGCCATCGGGAAATCCACGAAGATGTTCGTGTCTGCCAAGCGAGAAAGGCAATCGAGCATGTCGTCGTGAGCCGAAACCGGGAACGGCTGATATTCCTCATCAAGGAACACTTGCACCAAGTCTTCGATACGACCCTCGTAGTTGGTCTGCGGCAACGAACTTGGCAGGAGGATTATGTTCTGCTCGAACTTAGGGATCAGCCGGCGGATGCGGTCATTCTTCGGCATGGCGCCGTCGAGCTTTGTGATTGGGAAGTAATAGACCCGCCGCTCCATCTCGCTCTGGATGTGCTCGATATCCGACTGCATGCCGTACTGCTCGTATCCAACCTGCTCGGGCTGCCAGCGCTGATGAAGGCTGAACACAAGGTTCGTTCGCTCCGTCAGGTTGAGCCTGTCCCGCTTCCCATCGAGTACGTAGATCTTTCGGTCGCCGTTCCAGCCCAGCACCCATGCACTGGTGTAGTCGCTGGTCTTTTTCTTCTCGCTGGCAGGGTCCACGATCAACAGTTTTCGCATGCCCGCCGCCGCCATTGGCGGAATTGGCGCATTATAGCGGGTGACCCATTCGAGCTTAAAGCCCTGTGTTTCGTCTGCCTTCGGGTCTTGCAGCATTTGGCACCCGAATGTGTAGGGGCCCATGTCGCGACGCTTTTCCGCCAAACGCTCACGAGCCAGCAAAACCGGCTCACCATCGACCTTGCCATTTTCCGTCGCAGGCTTGACGCGCTGCTTCACAGACCCGCGGGCGATCATGGTCGCGTAGCTGTCGTTGAAGTGATACCGCGTTCCGATGTACCGGGCCTCGCCACCTTCGCTATGAAGGTTAAGGCTTAGTTCCCATGCCTCGGTGGTCTTCTTGATCATCTCAGGTGACGTCACGCTCTCGCGAGTCACCGTGTCGTCGTACACTGGCCGCTTGAAGTGCTTGCTGGTCGGCTGGCCATCCACAAGGCCCCATGCCTCGATAGTGGCCTCTTTGGGGTTAGTCTTGCGCTTGACGATGATCCCATCGTCCTCAGACCACTTCGGCGCTTCCTTCTGCGGGTTCTGCCACAGCACATCATCATAGATGCGTTTTAGATCCTCGTTGGCCTCAAACTCACGTTTGATCTGGCGCAGGAAGCCCTTGGCTATTGGCCTTGTGTGGGAGAATATCCCCACCGTGACTTCGGGGTCGTTCAGCACGTCCTGAATCGTCAGGGCATAAGTAATGATCGTGCTCTTGAAGTGCTCTCGTGCCCATAGGTCGAGATGACCATTCGGGGAGGCTTGCACCTCACGGCAGCGGGCAAAGCACCAATCGTTATCGGCGTAAGTTGCCTTCAGCAGATACCGGAGCAGGAAATAGAGATCACTTCGGCCCAGGTTCGCCAGATGCTGTTTTTGCACCGGCTCCGAGAGCGTCAGCAATGAACGCAGCAGTGTCGGATATTGCGATCGATCCGTGATGAGCGTTGTCGGTAGCAATGGGTCCACCGTCCTTGCCGGTCAGTTCGGACTTGTCCGCAAGGCCGAGATCGCGCGCGATGATGTTCGCGTTCAACAGGCCTGCAGCGGCGCCGGCAAACTTCTGAGTGCGGATAATGTCGTCCACTTGCGTGGTGACATCACCAAAACCTTCTCGCTCCCGATACTCTCCCCAGGCTTGCTGGCTGATATCCAGAAAGATGCAGAGGCCCGCGACAGTCATCGCCCGCATCTTGGCGATCGGTTCAACCTTGACCACGCCCTGGTATGCGAAGGCCTGCGCCTCGTAGAGCGGGTTGTTTTCAACCCATGTGAAATACTCAGCACACGCTGCTTCTAGCTGGTCGGCATCAGCGAATATCGGCTTGCGACCGTGAGAGCTGCGCTGCTTCCAAAACTCATTACCTGCTGGAGCTGCCATGCTACAAAAGCACCCGCTTCACATACACCGCCATGGCATCATCATCGTTCAGCGCCGCGATCGCCTTGCGCTCTGCCTTGAGCGATCGGCCATCAGATAGCTTGAACACCACGCCTTCTGAATTGCCGGAGATATCGATCACCGCTAACGGAGCAACAGCAGCTCGAAGCGCGTCAACGAACTCAATGCCCTTCATAGTGCCGGCCTCCTAATTTGTGGGTTGGACTACACAGTCCGCTTGAACGAATGGGCCTGATGATACCGGTATGTTCCGGCGGGCTTGGGATTGAGAACGCTCTTGCTGGCCCAGAAGCGAACCTTGGCGTAGTCGGGCGGGTTCGGGTCGGTCTGCTGCCAGCTTAGGATGGTCTGGTCATAGTTGGGGATGTCGCGCGGCGCAGAACTGAACAGGGTGACGATCTGGCCGCGCGA